ATAATTGCTTTCGCTCATATTTAGCCCCCGCCGTTTATTTTAAACGTCGGGCATCTCCGGGGCAAGCCCCGGGGTATTAAACCCATAACTTCAGATACCTCTGGTATCTTACGTTAATAAAAAGAACACCTCTCGATGTTCCTTTGATTTACTCTATTTGTTTTGGTAGCCACTCCCACAATCGCAAGTCCTCCTGTCCAAGTGACCACATACACATTCCTCGAACTTTCCACCGATATGCCGCTTCATTTGCCCAGTACACAAGGCTGTCAACGTCCTGGTAATAGAGGATAGAAAAGCCATCCCCATCACCTAAGAACAGTCGTGAGATCCATATGTTTATATCCCTTGGTATGATGGTGGTCTTGTAATCATTCCCGCACTGAATGGAAGGCATGATATCCGAATGAAAGAAATCGTAATCGAGGGATATGCTTTCACTTCTTGTAGCTGATTCTTCCAGGTCTGCTGTTAAAGCAAAGACTTGAAACTCTTCATCCCAGGTGCAGTTACTTCTTTCAATCCTTCCATAAGTTTTATATGACCCATCTGGCATAAGCACATCAAATCGTTCATAGGGTTCATAGACCCACGCATCACCCAATCGAAGCAACTGGCAATTCACCTGATTATCTGAACGAATACCTGCATAGCCAGTTACATCAGAGCAAGTGGCTGTAAATCGTAGTGTATTGGATGCGGATGAATATACACGTACTTTATTACCTCGCTTCCGCATTTCAATGGTATAAAAACTAGGATTTGTGCGAAGGTCTCCTGCTGATGTTCTTGAAAAACTTGTAGAGAAACTTCCCTTTAAGGTAGCACCTTCATAAAGCTCAATACGCTGCGTATCATAATTAAAGTAACAATAGATCGTTCCAATAAAGATGCCCGCCTTACCACTAAAGTTTTCAGGGAAGATGAGTTGTGCCCTTAAATGGATATCTGAAAAATTGCTGTAGTTCCAAGCTAACTGACCCTTGCCCTCCAGTTGGAAATAGGGTCGGTTGATAGAACTATTTGTATCCTGCCACACACTCCATTCACCTGATAATGTTGTCCAGTAGCTTTGAGGAAGTGGCGTATCGTCTCTAAAATCCTCATACCACACGAGGGCTGAATCTGCTTTCCTTCTTAGCATCTCAAGTGTCAGCTTAAAGCCTGTTGCAGGTCCTACCATGTCTCCATTTACATCTTTGAAATGTCTAGGAGCAAGGGTATATTCTGCCTCACCAACTGTAGGTGTTTCTGAAAATGAGGAGCAAACCCTGAAGCCATAAAACTGCACACCTTTTGTTCCAAGGGAAATGGTAAGTGTATGTTCTCCAGCAGTTAGTGTGATGCCCTTTTTAAGTACTGTCCAGAAAGTTGTCCTCCAATAGGGCCACCATAACCTGCTTTCAGAGAAAGACTCATCACTTCCATCAAGGGAGATGTTAATGCTGTTTTTATCCCAAAACGGATAGCCTAGCTTGACTGCCACATCATAAGTTCCTGCTTGTGTAATCGTAAAGTGATACGTTGCCTCACCCTCGTCTCCAAGTGTTGTTACAGTATTAGAAGTCGATACAACTCCAGAATGACTATCAGGCATTGCATCATGGTCTATATAAATAGTGCCAAACTCCGTCTTTTGTTGTTTGCCATAGGCAGTCAGATACTGTCTACCGTTATAGCTTGCAGATAAGAGCGGATAACTATAACTCGTTGCATCTCTTCCTTCCATATAGTCGTACACATGAGGTAATGCCCAAGGCACTTTATTATCATCATCCCAATAAGCCACTATCGGAATGAAGGGTTGAGGAGGAGCATCATCTGTAAAGTTATAGGCGCCAGTCATCCAGTACTTTGCAGCATAGTATGTGTGAGAAGTGCCTCTGTATGCTTTCCCTAAGTTCTCTGGTGTATCGTGAATTTGCCAGTTCCAGCCGTAAGCTGGCATCCCAAAGAAAATCTTATCGGGGTCCATCACGGAAACAGCGTAATCATAAATACCTTCAAGCCAACTTCTAGGGGAAACAGGGCCAGGAGCAGAACCTGACCAAGCCATACCGTAACTCATGATAGAAGCCGTGTCACAATAAGGGGATAGGTCAGCATATACACACCAGTTCTCACCACCTACGGATCCATTGACACTCGTCATTCCTGGAAGACAGATGTTCATCAGCTTGCTAGAATCATAGTTTTTAATCGTGTTATAAATATTACGAAACATGACTGTTGATTCTGCATGAGTGGAATAGTCATCGCCTCTTTCAAGGTCAATATCAATACCATCACACCAAGGATACTTCTCCATAATGCGAACAATCTCTGTTAGAAACACATCCTGCGCACCGTTTGTATTATCTCTGAGGGCTCTGAAAATACTGTTTGCACCATCATTGGCGATGGTCAGTAGCCATTTGATATGAGGGTAACGCTGAATATAAGTCAGCATACTGCTAATAGTGACTCCCGTTTCATAGATTTCTCCCGTGGCACGAACCTTAAAGGAAAACAAACCGATGGTGTCAATCCTGTCACCGTACTTTTCTAAAGCCTCATACATTCTTGCATTCCCCATAAATGTCCACACCATTATTTTCTTGCCTTTTAGTTTCTCCATTAGAATGGCTCACCTCCTTCTTGCATTTCCTGCATAGAAAAAAGCACCCTTGCGGATTTACCTGTTTCAAGGGTGACTTTATGTTTTGAATCCCATGCAGCACTGTACTGATAAAAGCCCTCTTTTGGCTCACTGACCCCATCCTTGGTACACTCTCTTGTAGAGGCAAGCAGAGCCAAATCTGTATCCTTAGCAATTGCTCCTGGAAAGGATACCTTCTGAGCTGCCACACCTTGGCATAACTTCACTGTTCCAGCGGCCATTGTGGCTTTAGGGCAAATATGAATATCTACACCTGTTGAAGTCTCACCCACATTAAAAAGAATGACCGTTTCTTCTGAACGAACCACCCCATTAAACCAAACAGGAGCCTTGATACTACCGTTTTCTCTTAGCTGTTGTAAGCTGCTCTCCGTATGAGGTGCATAGCCATTTAGGACAGGACCTTCTTGCAATTGAATATCCGTAAACCAAATCGTGCCTGTGCAATCATAGATGGTAGGTTTTATGCTTACACTCATGACTCGTTTATCCTCTTTTTTATTAATGACTTCTGCTAATCTTATAAATCTTGCACTAGCCATCTAAAGTCCACCTTATTTCACATGGATGACCTACCCATCCAGTGGCCACTAAGCCTGCTTGTAAAAAGAGGTCTGTAATATAAAAAGCGCCTGTGCAATGAGTGACACAGACACGGATGGTGATTGCTTTTACTTTAGAGGAGTAGCTCTCCGGAACAATCTTTTCTGCTGTTTTTGAGAAATAAGCCACGAATCCACCTCCTAGTACAAATCAATAAATCTTGTTTCCGTTGTACCATCTTCATATTCAATTACTACCTCAATACCAACTTGTGAATCGCTACTTAGTTTTTCTAGGTTTTCAGAAGCTATTTGTGCTGAGAGTGTGTAACTAGAGCGATTTGCAGGATAAATGGTCTGGGACATACTCTTTGTCATTCCTGCCACACCTGTTGCCTTAAACGACGCCGAGCCACTCACACCGTTATCACCATCAGATTCAAAGCCTGAGTTAACCCAATAAGCCATGGCATCATCAGCACGGGAATTACGCAGTAGATTAAAAGGCACCATTTCACGGATATCATTGTTGGTAACCATACTGGTGCCTTCCAGGGAATCTGCCACGTTATCCCACTGGCTTGCAGAACTTCCTAGATTTTTAAGTGTTGTGGATAATTCTAGTACCGTATTCCAAGGCTCCTGCAAGTTGTATTCTCTTCTAATGACACGAGTCGTAACGGACAAACCTAAGTCTTTATCCTCTACATGAACATAGTCCCCGAGCGACCATGCCTCATGCTCATAACCTGTTAAAACCGATAAATCCATTGCATTTAGAACATAGGAGATATTTGGTTTTGAGTACTGAGCAAGTCGCATCTCGGTATATTCTTTCATTTGATAGGGATTAGTAAAGGAAGAGCAGTCCAGTGTTGAGATGCGAATATCTGACGAAAAGGTATAATCCTCCACATAAGCTTTCCCACCATTAATATCTGCAAAGGTTAGGCCATCACTGCCTATGGCATAAAGCCTTGTGACAAGACTTCTAGTATCAACCACTCGCTTAATGCTCTTCATATTTTTCTTATAGGCAAACAAAGCACCACTATCTGTGCCATATACAGTTAGCAGATGCACCAGTCGATTGGGACAATCAAAGACAAGGTCACCGCCATGCAGGTCTGCGACACTACGAAGTATGGATAAGGCATTCTTTTCTGTACTGGTCCAGGTTCTCTTCGTTCTCACATTGACTGTACCTACACTCCACTCCGTACCTTCTAAGGCATAAGCCATAGCAGCCTCAGCAGTTTCTGCATCAAATTTGTGTTCTTCTTTTCGTACAGAGAAGGTTAAGTCATAAAACTCCGCCTCTGCATAGACTTCCGTGGCAAGATTCCCTTCACCGTCTTTGGTATCCGTCATGGTTCTGACTTTATAGATGTCATCCACAATCTGTATTTTCTTTTCGCTATCAATAAATGTCCTCTTTGCATCACGATAGGGAATCATAAAGGAAAGCGTATCCTCGCCATTGATTTCACTCGTAACCACAATGTTATAGGCATTTTCTAAAACAGCTTCCCAAGCCCCATTGCGATCAAGAATAACCGGCCTTGCAAAGCCTATCCTCTCATAAGGGGATTTTGGTATGTCATATAGCCTAATATCAAGGATTCGAGGGGTTTTACTCGGGTCCGTGGTAGTAAGCGTTATTCTAAAACGAATATATGCCCTATTCGGAGATACAAGTTTCCCGTATGCTTCGATAGCAGTCCAGTTACTCCAGTTCACAAGATCATCACTTGTAGAGCTTTCTATCCCACCAACTGCAGTCACCCCAGAAATATATTCACTGGTAACAGATACTCTGCCCGCACCAGATAGGTTACAAGTTGCTGGAGCTGTAAAGAGCGTTCCCTCTGTAGGGTAAAAACCGTCTGTTTTCCTTAATGTAACGACACCAGACTCTGTAATCCCATCAACACTTCCACTTGTATCACCACCATTGGCGCATAAAGATGAATTAAAATAATTAACTAAATCATCCGTTGTAAGATTGGAATCCATATCAAAAAACCAATCATCAAATCTTCCTGCATACCAATAGGCATCAGCATGCATACCCATCACGATATCAGCGGTGCAGGAAGGATTGAGTGTGTCCGTAAAAGAATAAGTGGGTGAGACCCAGCTTGCCCCACTGTTCCAATCACCAAGTACAATATTGGCATTTTTATTGTTTGGCTCAATGACCATACAAATAAAATACACACCACCATTGATAAGAGAAAAAGGTGGTGTCGTTGTTTGGTCGAGTATCAAAGTTCCGCTAGAGTTGTATAGCATAACCCTTGGCCTACCCGCAAAAAGGGAAAGATAAAATATCGGTTGCCCAGGTCCATAGCGAGTGTTTAAAATAGGACAATAGGTATTTCCTACAGAATAGGTAGTAGGGATCATCCAGCCACCAACGATAATCCGTTCGCCCATGTCAGAAAAGAAAGTGCCGTCATTGGTGACCTTAAGGTAGGTCTTTTCTACAGGTGGATTATTGATATTGATACGGATAAGTCCACCTTTTTGACCATTTTGAAGGCTTGCGGTTGTCCCTGCATAGTTTACAATTTCCATTTTTCTATCTAGGCCAGACGAGTCTATTACACAGTTGTTTTCATCTACCGTTAAATCATTGAACCGCCAAAGACCTGATTTCGCATATCGAGCCGGGAACTCTCCAGTAAAATCTGTTTGTTTATTTAAGATTGTTTTTAGTGCCACACTATCACCTCCATCGGCTACGAGCTCTTATTTCAAGTCCAGTAAACACAGCATTACTTGATGTTATGCTGAGGTTGTTGTCTCCAACATTAAGTTTTGGAAAGTCTATCTCTTCAAGGTAAGGTAGCGCATTTCTTAAGCTTATGCCATTTTCATCTTCCACATAGGCTGTCATCTTATCGCTATCAATCACAAGAACCTCTCCCGTAGAAAGCACTGCATTTACGATCTTCATTTCTAACCCATTGGTTAAAAGGGAAATATAGTTATTGGCACTTGCCGTGATAACACCCTCTAAGCGATAAATGGGATTTGATTCTACATTGCCCGTCAACCTAGTAATCGTATGACTACCTTCGCTATCAATCGAAAAGACTTCATCCGTTACTGCATAGGCAAATGGGTCAGGGCAGAAGAACTTTAAATTGAAACTGCCCGCAGAGCGAATGAGTCTTTCGCAGTCTACTTTATCGTTTAGCCTGGCCATGAAATATCGGTCTGGCACATCATCAAAGATCAGTTCTTTTAACCCTTGCATGGGATCAAGCCAAGTAGAAATATCATCAAGCGTATTTACAAGAGCTGAAAAACTATGTTTGGGATAGATATTACAAGCGACATTGATTTCACGGTAATCAAAATCAGCTCCAAAGTCTGCCACACCATACTTACCAGGTACAGTCGTTGTAAAATTACGCATACCGCCACAGACCTGCCAAGAAGTGAGCCTAGCTTTTAGCTCCATACTCTTTGAAGAAACATCGTTATATGAAAAGCCCATCGGCACACCTCCTTACGTTGTAGAGAATCGACCCTGAGCACGTGAGCCTGTCTGAATCAAGTTATAGAGTTCCTGAGATACCCTTCTGATATCATCTTCACTTCGTACAATCATCTGCTGTACAGTAACTAGCGAACCACCGACACCGCTAATGGAAGAGGTCGCTGCATTTGGTATCACACCACCAACGGAGGTATCCACTGAAAAATCTGTAGGCAATGAGGTACTCATATCACTAGCAAGACTCGTCATCACATCATTGATATCCTCGCTCATCATTTCAGCTGCTTTTACAGCCTCATCGCCATTATCTTGGATGGATCCTGCAAGACCTTTTACAAGCATCTCACCAACCCATCCCATCTGTTTAGATGGAGATTTGATACCAAAGAAATCCTTGATACCATTCCAAATACCACTAATCCAACCGCTCACTTTGTTCCATAACCAAGAAGAAAGGGATTGAATACCCTGCCATAAGCCTTTTACGATGTTGCCACCCACTGTCACAATCGAACCCATCGAGTTTGTAAAGGCTCTTACAATGCCACTGATAATCTGAGGCACTGCTTTAACAATCTCTACAATAATGGTCGGTAAGTTCTGAATCAGTGCGGTGAATAGCTGAACACCTGCCATAATGATTTTGTCGATGTTTCCAACTAAAGCATTGACGATACTAGAAATGATCTGGGGTATCGCAGCCACAATCGTGGTAATAATGGTCGGCAGGTTCTGAATCAGTGATACCAATAAGTCGACACCAGCCTGTATCAGTTGTGGAATAGAACTTAAAATTCCATTTAATATTCCATCGATTATTTGCGGAATAGCTTCTACTATTGCTGTAATAATCTCAGGCAAGGCTGCAACAAGGGATGTTAATAGTTGAATCCCTGCATCAATTATCTGAGGTATGGCACTGATGATAAACTCCACGATAGCCATAATGATCGCAGGAAGTGCTTCAATCAGTTGTGGGATCGCCTCAAGAAGTCCCTGTGCCAAACCAAGAATTAACTGCAATGCTGCATCAAGGAGCATTGGCAGGTTATCCACCAAGCCTTGCACGATGGTCGTAATGGCATTTACCGCCGCTGGAATGAGTTCAGGAAGTGCCTGCCCAAGACCATCCACTAAGGCTGCAATTAACTGAACTGCCGCATCAATCAGGAGGGGCAGATTTTCAATCAAGGCATCTACAATGGTCAGTATGGAGTCAACTGCAACTGGAATAAGGGTAGGGAGAAGACTCATCAGTGCATTCAGAACCTGAGTAAACAAATCCGTCACTGTGACAAGTAGTGTTGGTAGTAAATCTGAAATAGCTCCAAGTAAGGCTTCAATAGCAATAGGCAGAGCTTTCACGATGTTCTCAATAACCGGTGTAATGTTTTTCACTACCGATTGAAAGGCATCTACCATGTTGTTGCTCAGCTGTGTCATATCTGCATCGACATTACCTAACCCCACTAAGAGATTTTGGAATGCAGATTGAAATGCGTTCAGCGATCCAGAAATTGTTTCTTCTGCCTCAAGAGCAGTCGTACCCGCTATGCCCATACTTTCTTGAATGACATGGATGGCAGATACCACATCTGCATAGGAAGACACATCATACTCAATACCAGAGATTGCCTGTGCGTCAGCTAGGAGCCGCTCCATCTCGCTTTTTGTTCCGCCATACCCAAGTTTCAGGTTGTCGAGCATGGTGTAATTTTGCTTGGCAAAACCCTGATAGGCATTTTGAATAGATTCCATGTCTGTACCCATCTTATTGGCATTGTCAGACATATCCGTAATCGCCATATCTGCATACTTGACTGCTTTTTCTGTATCCCCTCCAAGGGAAGATATAAGGCTTGCAGAAAATGAAGTGACAGTCTCCATGTAGTCATTGGCAGAAAGACCTGCCGTCTTATAGGCATTAGAAGCATAGTCTTGTAACTGCTGAGAGTTCTCTTGAAAAAGAGTATCTACACCACCGACCAATTGTTCATAGTCGGCATAAGCAGAAATGACTTCTTTACCAAGCTTGACAGCCGCAGCACCTGCTGCAACAGCAACCGCACCCATGGCAACACCAATGGTTTTTAGTGTTGTACCTAGACCTTTAAATTTGCTTTCCGATTTTTCAGCAGAGTCAGCCGCTTCATCAATCTCTTTGCCCATATCATCGGCACTGTCCGTGACATCGTCCATTTCACGGTTCATGTCATCGAGGGCATCTTCAGCATCGTCATAGTTAGCATTCGCTTCTTCAAGGGCAGCGTTATTGCTAGTTAGTTCTCGCTCCATGT